TTGGGCCATGAGAAGCAAGCGCCAAAGACGCAAGCGTCTCCTTTGCTACATCTTCCTTTGAAGACAAACCATTTGCTGGGATTTTACCACTTGCTGTATCTTTAGCCATAATAGACCTCCTTAGAACCAATCAACTTCGACATACGCCCTGCCATTACCAGCAGCAGTTCCAGAGTCGGTAGCCTGAACGAAAGTAACTTCGATCTGAGTATCGGCTGCAAGCGTATTATTTTGACCGGCTGAATTAAGAAAAAGACAGTCTGTATCATCTACATTGTTAAAAGTATCGGTAGCCAGAGTGCCATCAGCAATTTCCAACTGCCCGTAAGCATTTGGATCAGCCGTTGTTCCAACTAAAACCTTTCCGGTAACTAAATCATCCTCAAAGGTTTCTTTAACATAAACACCAATATTTCGCAAAATGCCTTGTTTTCCCTTTGGCCCTTTGAAACTCCAAGGAGTTCCGGTTCCTGCAGCAAAGTCAGTCTCTGTAGCATCTAAATACACAAGAGGTTTTGGATCACTATAACTCATAATATTTCCTCCTTTAAGCCGCAGAATCCCACATCACGATACGCGACTGCGCGGCTCCTGATGCGAGTGGGTGAACGATGCCAAAACCGCCAAGATAATACCATGCAATGCCACGGTCCCTTCCGAAATCTCCGGGGATCTTCCCTCGAATCTCTTCTGGAACAGCAACAGCTTCAGCAACGGTATCCTCTCCGAAAAATACAATCCAGTCAGAAAACCCACCAGACCATGCACCAGCCGCTGTACCCATACCACTGGAGCCGCCGCCTTTTGCACGATAGGTTTGCTCGATAAAACGAACACCGTCATAACGACCGATTTCTCCGTTCATTATCATGCGAAAACCTTGGTCGATATATTGCTTGATACTTTCTAGATCATTTTTCAATGTTCGGAAAGTTGTAGGCCAACCAATCGCGTAATAATCATCTCCAGTATATGCTGGAATATTGCGCTCTTTCATGACATCTACAATCGCTTTGACATGACCTTTACCGAATGCTACACCATTAGTAGTAGCAGTCGCGCCGTTCTCAGTCGTAACCACTGCTGTCGCAGACGATGCTGACGCAACGCGAACTGGAGCAAGATCAAACTGATTTGCGGCTAGGGTGTCAAATGCTTTCTTCGCATCTGTTTTTAATACCTTCCTGATGATTTCAGCCACGGGTTGCTCAGATAGATCATCTAACTTACCGGTCCACGGGACAGAGTTACCTGCCTCGGTGATCGTCATTGATCCTTGAGTAATCGTGAAAGAAGTCTCTGGAATAGTATCGGTTTCCACTAAGGTACTACCCTCAGTGGCTACATCACTAAAAACGTTCCAATGGAATGTATCGCCACGGTGCAAACCCTGATGGGCTGCATCCTTGACATCACAGAACTGCCGAAACTTAACGATAGGCTGTACAGCCATTCTCAGTTGTCGGCTGAGGTTCAGTGCATACATGTAACCACCGGAGGCGTTGACGGACCATACTTGTCCTGCCATTTTTACTTCTCCTCTAGTTTATTATAAAAGGTGTTTAAGCCGTGACTGTCTCATTTCTTCGATAACGTCCGCCACCGTTTCAGGATCTGGATCACCATCATCAATTTGAACAGATGCACTAGCCGATTTAGGATGAGATGTAATATTCTTCTTACGCCTCACCCTAACGTCTTCTTTTTGTTTGGGTAGAGTTTTCGCCACCCATTGGCGTGTTGACTCAGCGGCTTCTTGGATAATTTGCTGTGGAGTCCAACTAGGATTATCACGTTGTAACTCTATAGTTTTATTATCCGCAATTGCTCTAAATTCAGAAATAGTAGCAATATCAGGGTATTGATCATTGAACCAATTTACAGAATCTTCTCTTGATTTATGATAAGCCCATTCTTGCTGCCTTTGATTCTCAACTTGCTGTTGCGCCATATGCCTTTGAAAGGCTTCTTGCACTGCTTGATCGACATTGGGGGTGGCACCATTAGTACGCCCACTATTCGTTAATTTAACAAGCAACTCTGCGGCTTCCTCCGCATTGTCATCATATAAAGCCTGATGATATTTTTTTACTAATTCAGATTTGTCTTCAGACATTTCTGGAGCCGCGTCATTTGATGGCGGCGATTCTTGTCCCGGCTGTTGCTTGTTCATGGTAGAAATATAAGCATTTAACTGCTTCTCTCTTTCTTGCACTTGACGAGCAAACCCAGCCGCTTCTTCAAAGCGTTTTTGAGACGCTTTATCTTTTTGATGAGAATTCTTTAATGAATCAAATGAAACACTAACATCCTCCCCATCAACTTTTACAGTTGTCATCCAATTATCACCGTCCTTCCAGATAGGCGAATCATTAGTGACTTCCACTTCTCTTACTTCTTCTACTTCTTCAGAAGAGTCAACCTCGTTGAAACTTTCTCCGATTTCTTCTTCAAGCTCTTTCTGTCTCGTAGAAAATATTTCATCCATCGCTTTTTCACGAGCAG